AAATTTATATCTTCTCTTATTATACATGAATAATTGGACTCAATCCGTTGATTCTTTATTAGATAAAATTAGATTGAATTCCATTCAACTTACAAACAAACATATACAAAATCATCTATACTATAAAGGAGCATCCGCTTATTTTGAAATTCCTACCATTATTTTGAGTGTATTCAGTGGTTCTTTTTCTGTTGGTAGTGATGACTTTTTGAGTCAAGAGTATATATCAGTTATAACGTGTTCTATCTCAATGATTATAACTATTCTAACCAGTGTCAAATTATACATGAAAATTACAGAAAATAGTAGTCAAGAACAAGAACTCGCAGTAAGTTTCAAGACACTTGCCTTAGATATATTTAAAACCTTATCCCTTCCTAATGAAGATAGAGGTATAGACGGGTTAGTATATCTAAATAAGATATATAATAAATATGTCAATTTAGTAGAGAATTCATCTATACTAAATCAAATGAATAAAAAAGATAATTTATTAGTGATTGACCCTAAGTTATTGAATATTGATGATGGTTCTTCTTTGTCATCGAATGGTAGTAATCCTATTACACGAGAAGAAAATGAATTATAAGGATAATGGTTTATCTTCAATGTTAAATCTGTTATCAATCTTATTGTCTTTACTCATTCCTATATTGTTATTATCAAATAATAATGTTTTCGAGTTTTTATCTGTAAAAAATAAGGAGAGTATGAATTCATTCTTATATACATCATTTACCAAATCCAAATCTTCAAATAGATTGAGGAATATCGCTGTATCATTGATAATGTTTTTTGTTCGTTGTTTAGACACAGTCAAAAAGTAGATGAATGCTAAACAAAAGAACCCACATAAATTAGACATTAGAGATTGAATATTTTTACTCGTATGACCCAGTTTATACTGGTTACATTTCAATAGATTTTTTATCTCGACTGGTTCTCGTTCCCCATAACTATCCATATAAATACCTCGTTTCATATCGTCAGTGATGAGTGCTACCCAATGACTGCCTTTGTTTCTTTCGTTCTTTTCGTTATACTCACTATTCAAATTTATGATATAACTACTATTCGGTTCTACTTCTTTTAATGTGTCTTTGTAAAAACAACCTTTAAAATTAGGGATTCCCATTTTTACAACTAACTCATCAATATCATGATTTGATAACATTTCTAATATAATATAATACAAGATATTATTTTATATGAAAAATATATTATAATTTAAATAAATCTATATTTTTTTAAGTTGTTCCCTATGACCCTTTATCTTATAGAAATAGAAAAATAAATTACCATAGAGAACACACTTTATTTATTATTTTTGGTATTCAATTATAATGCTTGGTCTGCAAATAGGAATTTGTCATTCATAGAACCACCGCACATTTCGCACGCTCCACCACTCATGCGTAGACCTTTTCCATGTTTTAGCTTCGATGGGTCAAATTTACCACGAGGCATAACTGCGGGACGAGGCATAACAGCGGGTCTATATACTGCACTTTTCATTTTCCCGTCACCAGCGACTCTCAAACCCAGTCCAGTTAATCCAGTTAAGCGTTTTACATTAGAACCTTTTGTATCTTTCATATATTGAGATACAGGTTTTCCATATTTATTTTTACCTAATTCTTTCGCTCCTCTATCATATGCATCACTTATTGCCATACCAGCACTATCTCGTATAGCACTCCCTAATTTACTATTTTTTACTTTTCGGTTGTATCCTTTCTTTAAATCCTTAAAAAATCCGTCCCCTTCCATGTCTTCACCTTCCATCTCGCCACCGAACATTTTAGATAATCCTTTTAATGCTTTTTTACCTTCACTTGCTAACGGATTTGTTGCTTCCTTATATTGTTCGTATCCATACCTACCTGTATCAATGCCTTTTCTTAATGTTTCATCACTGAAATCCCGCCACTTACGAGCTTTCTTAATTCGTGATATTTTGCCTGACTTTTTACCAGCACCAAGGAATAGACCTGTCCCTTGTATTTCATTTTCTTCTAATTCATCGTTTCCCATTGACATAACCGCCCCTTTTCCTCTTTCAAGTTTTTTCATTAGATTGTTATAATTCATTGGGTCAACTATCATATCTACACCTGAACCAAACATGGAGGGACTTATACGTATTCCTTTGCCGTTTCGTAAGTTTCGTAATTGAGCGGAACTTAAATTGAGGGCGATATTCATTTTTATTATATAAATATATAAATATTTTAATTCATATTCTTTTGTGTTCAATTTTATTTTAATTAAATAAAAAAATTTGAAGTGATTTCAAATTATAATTATGTATAAGTATTTATAATAAATATGCCGAAAATTCCAATAGACTACCAAAACACAATCATATACAAAATAGAACATATTGAAAAAGAGGATTTGATATATGTAGGACACACGACGAATTGGGATAGACGTAAATATTCTCACAAACATCGGTGTCTGAATGAAAACAATTCAAAACATAACTTAAAACTTTATCAAATGATGCGAGATAATGGAGGTTGGGATATGTTTAGAATGATTGAAATAGAAAAATACCCCTGTAATGACAAAAGGGAAGCAGAAAAACGAGAATGTGAAGTGATGAAAGATTTCAGAGCAAACATGAATATGATTTTTAGTTATGTTAGTGAAGAAGATAAGAGGAATTACATCGAATCTCATAAAGAAGAACGAAAAATATATAATTGTAAATATCGTGAAAAAAATGTAGAATTTATAAAAGAAAAAAAGAAAGAGTATCAAGAACTAAACAAAGATAGAATTTTTGAGAAAAAAAAGCATTATAGAAAACTGAATAAAGACAAAATAAAAGATAAGAAGAAAGATTATCATGAAAGAAATATAGAGAAAATACATGAGAAAAAAAGACAATATTATCAAGCAAACAAGGAGAGAATAAAAGAAAAAAGTAGGATTAGATATTTAAATTCTAAGGAAAAACTAAAAAAACATAACCAATAACTTATTTACTTTTATTTTTTTAAATTCGTAAGTTATACTTAATCCACTTTCTCGATATTACCACTTACAACATCTAATTTAAACGATTTTTCATATATTGCGAAAATGAGGTAATCCATCGTTAGAAGAGATGAGTTTGTTCCTTTAATTTGTAGGGAACGGTAGGCGTTCTGTTGTTCTAATGGAACTTTGGAACAATTGACATAGTAGTATGGTTTTTGTAACCACGATTTATAATCAATTAGAGATGAACCTAAACCAGGGGACTGGTTGCCATTCACGCCAAATTCATGGAAAAACTCGTTATTAAATGATTGGTAAGTATATCTTGAATCTTGCATTAAAACATTTACACCACCCACAAGGACATTGAAATTGTTGATGTGTCCCATGAGTTGCGGTAATCCATCGTCAAACACATTCACATTATTGTTTAAACTGTTGAGTTGAGGAATGATGAGAACCGCTTTCAGGTTAGAAATACCATTGCTTACTAAATGATTAAACGAATCTCCACTACCGATATTTTTATGAGTGAATTGATAATAATCATGATAAGTAATATCACGTAAATGATTTTGAGCGTAATTACTTTCAATGTCAGGAAGCATTTGAACCGCTTGAACGTGTAGTTCCACCTGTTTCCCGACAGCACCAGTGGTTACGCCAGTAAAACCTTTTTGTGTTGAATCATGACAAGTATCACCCACATATACACTTGCTCTTAGAGTTCCAGCGGAGGCGGAATCAAAACCATCAGTGACATTGTTTAGCATTAAAGGTAATGTTCCATTGTAGGCACGGTATTGACTTGTTTGATTCGTCCATACAGTGGCATTATGAGTTGCCGTTGCTACGGAGTTATTCCAAAAGATTTGAATCTTGAAATTTAGTGATTTAGAAATAGGCATAACCTCGAAAAGAGGGTGAATATCCTTTAAGTAAATAGTTGCTTTTACACTGTATTGTAATACAGGCGATTGAGTAGTTCCCCCATCAACTTTTTTAGATAAGTGAGAGACGTATAATTTACCTAATTCAACTTTATCTATGAGATTAGAAAGGGTAGATGTTGCTACCCCAGTAAGCATAGTATCCTCATCATCTAAAACGTATTTAAATTTTTCGGTCAATCCTTCATTTAGAATTGAATTATTTACACTTGTATTCGCAGGACCATATACACTATTAGCGGTAGCATAACCAGCACTCGAAGACACACCATCAGGATAAAACCCAATAGAAGACCATCTGTTTTGAGTAGTCCATGATTCACTGGTTAATA